CCGAGAAGTGACAACTGTTTTTCTATTAGTGTTATACCTAGGTAGAGCACAACAAGAAAGCAATATGATGTTTGCTGATATCAATAGATGTAAATACTTTGCAGCTAGGGTAATGAAGCAGCCGGCAAACCCTGCAACAAAACAAAAGTATACAGCAATATGCAGACCAGTAGAAGTAGATTTAAATAATCCAAAAGTTAGAGTTTATAGGTGAAAGGATAAAGGTATGGCAGAGAACGAAAAAATGGATTCTTTATCAAGAATGTTTAATACATTAATACGAACTCCCTTATCTCAGGTTGAGTCCGTTATTAGAAAAGGTAATTTAGAATCACAACCTGTTGCTCCAGTTGAAGAACTAACGGATACTTATACAAAAATAGCAGCAGAGAATGAGCCTATGACATTTACTGAAAACATTGATAAACCACAAGTTAATCAAGAATTTTTAGCTGATGCTCCTAGTTTTATGGAGTTAATACCTAAAGAAGAAAGACTAGATGAAAGTAAATTTCAACAGAAAGTTGTATTAGATACAGATGGTGTATATAGATTAAAAACATTTCCAATAGAAGAAAATGTAAAAACAAATGTTGATATATTAAAAGAACAAATAGGTGTTGAACAAGGTTTACTAGAAAAGCCTGTAGAGGATTTTGGTGGTGTTAATTTAGGTATACAAGGTGCAAAACAAAGAGAGTTAGATGATACCATAGCTGATAAAACTCTTACAGATTCACAGCTAAAAGATGAAGAGATTGACACAGTTCCTACAATTTCACAAATGTATCCTAGAGGAACTGATTTAATAAAATTATTTGAAAGTAAAAATAAATCTGGTGAACCTTATTTAGAGGCATATGAAGACCCATCAACAGGTATTATGACTATAGGTTTAGGAAATACTAAAATAGATGGTAGAGCTGTTAAAAAAGGTGATAAAATAACATATGATAAAGCTATACAGCTTTTTAATGAAAGTTTAAGAGAATCTATTGATGAACTTAATGATTTAAAAAGTTTTTTACCTGAAGGTGTTAAATTTTCAAAAGGTTTTGAATCAGCATTAATATCTATTCTTCATAATAGTAGTCCTAAAAAAATAAAATTTATTAAAGATAAAAAAACAGGTAAACAAAAAGAGACCAGAGGATTTAAAGCATTAAAAAAAGGGGATTTAAAAGCATTTTCAAAAGAATTGTTTGACCCAAAGGTAGGTATAGTTTCAGCAGGAGGTAAAGTTAGACAAGGGTTAATAGAAAGAAGACAGCAAGAACTACAATTTTTAGACCCATCAGAAAGATATGATATAAAATAATCCATTAAAATTAAGAGGCAAACATGGACCCAGTTACAGCATTTGGTGTAGCTACCACTGCATACAAAACTATTGTAGCAGGAT